TTTCTTCCAGTGATTTTATGCGCTTATCTATAAAATGCTCCACATGGATCATACCCCATTCTGGTTGATGTTCCATAGGAGCGGGTAATGCTATGGAGTTATAAGGTTCAAATAGTTCTATGTTATTTAATTTGTTACTGTACCTATTCTTCCAGTATCGTTCCCAATCTTTCTTAGTCCCGTCCCCATGAGGCCAAGGTTTCTTGTCACCTAATTCAAATTCTTTCATTAGGCGTTGGTACTCCACATCACCATCATATACTTCTACCTGTAGATGCCAACTATTCATGCAACCCATATTATATTCTCCGGTTAATCATCTAGGTCTTCTCCAAATAGTTTTCTTGACTCACTGTAGTCTAGTATACCTATTCTAAATGCAGCGTCAAGTGTTTTGAATATGAACTGGGCTTGCCAGTCTAGTATGTCGTCTTCACCGTTGTGGGCCTTGTCATGGCAAGTAAAGCACAGAGGCATTGTAAAGAAGTCATTAGCCTTGAGCGCTACTCCACCCCCAGAGTATGGTGCGTACCTGTGCTTTAGATGATGGGCTACTACTGTATCATCATCCATACCACAATTTACACAGGGTAATGTAGCTACCCATTTAGTGTAGTTCTTGTTAGCCCACCTCTTCTTTTTCTCTATTGGCCCTCTATCTGGACCTCTTAGTTCTCTAGAGAATTTCACAGGCATCTCCTGTACAGGCTAGTTCCTGACTGCCTGTTGTGTTATCAGTTTCTTCCACCACAGAGTACCAGTCTATATCCTTTAGCTTGGGATAGTTCTTATACTCCTCCTTAGTTATTTCTTCGTAAGGGGCTTGCTGATATATGTGAGCGTCATCAGCCTTCGGAAGAAAGCTAACACCGCTAAGTATATCAAAGTTATCATAGCACCAAGAACCAACCTTTAGCCATTCATCCTCTGCTACATAAATAGTGACGCTGGGCTTGTGTTCACACCAGTGCAGGGCAAACTTCTTCCATGTTTCAAGGTGAGATATAGCATCTACCTGATCCTTGATTACAGATTTAGCTGGAGCCTTTACAGCAAAGGAGAACACCCAAGCCTCTGAGTTATACGGGTCTTCCACGTAGGGGACACCAGCATCTACTAACGCTTGGTTCAAAGGGTCTTTCTTGTCCTGTCTTACTCTGCGTATGTAGTGTTTAGCGTAGGCTGGATGCAGACCTGATGATGCAACGCCAGTAAGTTGAGACACGGTACCTGATGGTTTTACACAGGTTACAGCTACAGACTGTTCTATCCCTAACCTCTCAGCCCACTCCTTGTTAGTCTTGATGGCTACATCACGTAGACTCTCAAGCTGTTTGGGAGTAGCATTAAGTATTGCTGGACAGTCGTACACTCCTGTAAAGCTGACGCCAAGCAGTCTTTCTTCTTCTGCGTTCTTCTTCCACACAGGACGCACGTAACGGAAATCAGTCAGCATGGATTGTAAAGTACCCAAGATGGAGGCCAGTGCTACCTTGTCAGCTACAGAGGCTAGGCTATCACTGGGCCTTAGTATTACCTCAGAGAGATTACATAAACCGGAAGGTCTAAGAATCACCTCGCTGCAAGGGTTGCAACCGAACTCATAGGTGCTATCCCTACGCTCTGGGGAAAGGTCTTGTGAAGCCTTCCTGTTGAATATGCCACGCTCACCACTTCTGGATTCGTACAGAGAAATCCATTCACGCATGAATATCCCAATGTCTGGCTTTTCAGTGTAGCACACAGAATTATTAGACAAGGCTCTCTGCCCTTCCTCTACCCACCACTGGCCCATCTTAGCCCTCTGCATACGCTCATCAGTGAGGTTGCTCAGGCTCAACTCAGCAGCCCTGCGTACACCCCCTACTACCACAGCCTCTCCATTGAAGCACAGCAGGTCATGGCACTCTATACTGTTGAGTTTACGCCCAGAAGCATTTCGGAATATTCTAATATAGTGATTGAATAGCCTTTCCAGAGGCTCACTTCCACTGGCCCTTCCCCCGAAAACCTTGAGCCTAGACCCGGCAGGTCTTATACGACTATAGTCTATTTGAGGCACAGCACCAGAGTACAGTAGGCTGACCAACTCCCTCAAGGCAGAAGCCCACCCAATCTTAGAGTCCCTAACTTTTATAACGCTATCAGTATCATGGAACTCGTTAGCGACCTCTGGTAGCTTGTTAATGTACTGACGCTCGACGGAGAACCCAACTCCAGTACCACAGAGCAGGACATATAGATTCTCGTCGAACGCCCTTACATGATCCGCAGTAAGGTAACTACAGTTGTAACCAGCCATGTTATCTCGCGCTAAAGCTGGCCCTGCCGTCATAAAACTTCTCATTGATGGAACGACATCACGGACAAGCACAGCAGTTCGGAGAGAGGCTGGTATACCTACATCAGGGGCTACCCCCTGCATAAACTCAAAGTAGCGGTCTACCGTCTCTCCCCAAGTCTCTCGACGGTGTTTATCGTAGAGATACCTAGCATATCTGGACTTATGTATAAAAGATTCGTAAGGAGTCATTCGCCAGAACAATTGGGGCAAGTAGTGGGGTTCTCAAAGACCTGTATACCAAAGTTTATAGCCTTTCTTAAATCCTGTTTTATACCCTCCAAGTCATCTTCACCCCCTTGATGTCTGACAGAGTGAAGAGTATCTTCTGCTATGTTCTGCAATAGCATCCTGAGCCGTACAAAGTTATCTGCTTCCTTCATTACCCTCAAAGAGTTATCTACAGCCCAGTCCCAATCCTCTTGCTCTTCCACAGCGACATCTCTGCTTTCTATGGAGCGATTAAATTCTTTCATGCTGATTACTTCTGCCGACATAATAGTCTCCTGTAGTTAATGCCCCGTTATCCTAGGTCACCCACGGGGCCACAGGTGTTACTACAGGTGTTAGTCCGTACCCCCGTAGTTCGTTGGAATGGCTTCATCGCCGTCAAAGACGTGGACTAGAAGCATGATTAAATCGTCGAAATCCAGTAGCGCATAGATACGGGAACTGTTCTTCTCCCCTATGGCTACCACTGGAACCTGTCCGTCCTTTGAGCCATCTTTAGCTTGTGTATACCAATCCTTGAGATACTGGCTTAGTTTCTCTCTGTACTTACACTCTATCCCCAGATAGGGATGTTCCACATCTAGGTCTGTTTCACGGTCAGCCACACTGATCCGTCTGCCCCCTGATCTCTGGGCTACCCTGCGCTCAAACCTTTTCCAGTTCTTATCCATAATTAAATGAGCAGTTATTTAAAGTCGTACTCAGGACTTAGTATAGGTCTATGACTTAGATTCCTTAGTAGTTTGGGACGGCGTAATATGCTTGTCGATGTTATAGAAGCAAGCTGTAAAAACCACTATCTTACACATACAACGCATACTTCCTAGTGTAGTGCCTATATTGTTCATAACGGTCTATCCGGTATCTGAGTGTAGTTCTTAGGGTCTTTTTCCCACACGCTTGCCCTAACCCTCTCCCATTTACGGTACATCTCGCAAGTATAGCCTGTACTACAGTAGTCTTCGTGACTACACCCATTGCAAGGCGCGTTTTTACCACGCTCAAGGTGAGTGTTGTAGCTTCCTTCTGACATACCGTAAGCTATAAATCTAGTCATTAAAACGGAGCCTCAGTTTTAGAAGATTCTTCTCTTCCCCCATAGGACGTAAGATTAGATTCTTCTCTTTCCCCATAGGATGGAAGATTAGATTTTGCTACCTGATCTGCCATGAGTAGATTCATGCTGGCTCTGTCCATCCACAGATCAATCTCACACTCAGCCATATCCCAGTGACGGGCTTTAGATATTGCAACGTAGCAGTCGGCTTCAAGTGGATCATCGTTATAGTACCTTTGCAGGAGTATTACATTATCTACACGATCTGTCAACTCCCCTGCGCCCCTGATTGAAAAACGGTCGATTTTATCAGTCACAGAGAAAGACTTACGGGCATGGGCAACCAAGATAATGTGTACTTCCAGATCACGGGCTAGATCACAGAGCCTACATACCACATCCTTCTGTGCGCTGTAGTCATCATTCTTAATCCCTGAAATTGTCATCAGAGAATCCACAAGGATAAGGTCAGTCTCGTAGGTGTCTATAGAGTAACGTATTCCGGCCTCTAGAGTGGTCATGTCGATAGCCCCTTCCTTGTCAAAGAAGTACAGCTTATCTTTAGTCCACTTCTGTAGTTCAAGCCCATCATTGATGTCTGGTTTGGGCCTTAGTGAGGATTGTCTCCAGAGTCTAACTAACTGGGAACGAGGGGACATTTCTAAGGACACAGAGAGGACTTTAGCCCCCTGAGCCATGCAATTCAAAGCCACCTGACCCAAGGCTAAACTTTTTCCTGATGAGTTTACCCCACCTAACAGCGTACACTCACCAGTACGTAGTCTGAACTTTTCATCTAGGATAGGCCACGGCATCTTGTAGCCTGTCTTGTCCTCTCCAAGCACGTAGTAATCCATAACCTGCTTAGTGAAGTCCTCAGCAGGTCGGATTGATTGTTCAGCTTCTACCTGAAGGTAGGGTGCTAACATCTCTGGAGTGAGGACAGATTTAGCCATCTATTCTGTCTCTCCCCTCCATTTCTCTGCTGATATGACGCATACCAGATGCAATATC